ACGCGCATCGACACGGAAGTATATTTCTTGCTTTCAGATGCTCAAGGATAACGCAGACCCACTAGCTTACGCTTCAGACAGGCCGAATGTCGGGGAGCTTCTACTTGAGTATCAACGCTCTATCAACAACAGTACTCAAGGTGATGCTGTTTCTCGGTTTGATAACGTGCGTTTTGCGCGTTGGGATGGACAGACCGATGACGGAAAAAAGTGGTCGGATTCCCGTCCAGAAGGTAGCCCGGCATGGCCGTTTGAAGGTGCTAGTGACACACGTAACAGGCTTATCGACAGCAGTTGCAATGAGCTTACAGCTTTATTGACTTCAGCATTCAGTAGATCTGACCTAAGAGCGGTTGGCACGGAACTGTCTGACCTAACGGTATCCAGCATCGGAACGACGCTATTGAAGTGGGTTCGGGACAACAAATTGCGCTTTGAACTCATCAAGGAAGCACGTCTTTTGGCTCAATATGCTCTTCAGTACGGCTGGAGCGCGTTGTTTATTGGCTGGGAGCAAAGGGTTTCCAAGAGAGATCAACCGATTACCCTACAGCAGATCGCTGAAATGGGTATGCAATCGGGATCACAGGTACTCTCGGAGTTGCCAGTGCTTATCCAACAGGCTCAAGACGAAGCTGTAGCGATTATTCAAGCACTGTTGCCAATTTCTAAGTCTGAAGCTACTCGAATGGTCAAGGAACTCGCCGAAAAAGGTGAGACCACGATGGAAGAGGAGTACATCAGCAAGAATTTACCTCAAGTTTTGGCGTTAAAGCCGTGGGATGAGGTGGTTGTACCGCCAGAGACGACTGATTTACAGCGTGCAAGGTGTGTGTTCCGTAGAACGTGGATGACTGAGGTTGAGCTTCGAGAGAAAGCACTCACAGATGGATGGAATGAGGAATGGATTGACAAGGCTGTAGAGCAATCTGGGAGAAGCAACTCATTCTGGGGAACATACGTTCAGCCTACAACCAACACTTTATCCTCAAATATCACGTCCTACAGGAACTTGATCGAGGTGGTCTACTGCTATACGCGGTCGCTTGACGGAGATGGTTCTTCGATATTCGTTACGGTGCTTTGCCCACAGGTTGCGGCTACCGGAGTCGCTGATAGTGAGTACTTTGGCAAGCATGAACGACTGGATTACGCTCATGGTGAGTATCCGTTTGTCGAGTTCCGTCGAGAAGAGATTCGCAGGGCAATTATTGACTCTCGGGGTATCCCGGAGATTGCTTCCACAGATCAAGACGAGATAAAGGCTCAACATGACTCAATTAGGGATCATACTGCATTTTCTACGCTTCCTCCTATCAAGGTAGTTAAGCGGATTGGCGCGATGAACAAGGTTGGGCCGGGTGTTCAACTGCCAGTGGTAAACATGGGTGACTACTCATTCATGGAACCTCCAGCGCGGGAACCCACGACGGCATTCAATCTCATAAAGCGTGTTGAGGCGAATCATGCTGCTTATTTTGGCTTACTGAATGTTGACGTTCACCCGCAGAAGATCCAGATGATGCAGCAGATGCTTGTGGATTCATGGCTTGGTTCTTGGCGTGTCGCCTTCAAGCAAATGTTTGCGCTCTGCCTACAGTACATGGCTCCCGAGGAGATACAACGTATCACAGGCGTAGCACTGCCGCAATCAATGTCCGATATTCACAACGAGTTCGATATGAACATCCGCTTCGACGTGAAGGATATGGACAAGGATCACGTTCAGCAGAAGATCGAGCTGTTGTCTCAAATTGCACAAATGGACGTAGGGGGAGACCTCAACAGATCCAGATTGACACAGATGTTAGTTCAGGCTATCGCGCCGGAAATGGCTAACGAGCTGATAATGACGCAGCAACAGGCTAGTCAGAAGCTCTACAAGGATGTCCAGAACGACATAGGCATGATGATGCTGGGGAATGAAGCTCTCTACACAGAGAACGATCCAACAGCAGCAACCAAGCTTCAGTACGCTCAACAGTCCATCCAAGCTAACCCGAAGGCGCAAGCGGCTTTACAGCAGGATGAACAGTTTAGGGCATTATTCGAGAATTACGTTAAGAACCTGCAAATGAGCATAATGCAACAGCAGAACGCTCAGATTGGTAAACTTGGAGTGAATCAGCTTCAGTAATGACAGAGAAACAACTAGCCGCTTTTGGATTTGCTGGTAGCAACATACTCTGGGATGAGATTAAGCTTGTGCTTGGTCAACTCCAAGAGGATGAAGCACTAAGAGCGATTAGTTCTGAAGTGTCAGGGGAACAAAGAACGCATCAGTGTGGACGAGCGGACGGAATAACGTATATTGTGGGTGTGTTGAGTGGGTTAAGGGCGGAAGCGAGACGTGTGAACGGCCTCGGCCCTGAAGAGGAATAGTCAGTTAGGTTTTAACGAAAATCCTACGAATCGCGGCTTCTTGGTTGGCCGTTAATAGCCATGCACGGGGGACTTACGCCCTTTTCAAACGTATGGATGACACAAACGATATAAGCTCTGACGCCGGAAGTCAGGGGGCAGATAATAATTCCGTTGCAGACAATCAACTCGGTAAAAACCTAGACGAAGCATCCTTAGCGGATTTCTTGCGGTCTAGCTTCCTTAACGAGAAGGAGGAGCCGTCATCGGCTACAACAGATGGCAATTCGGTTGACGAAGATCAGCAGCAGGAGGGTGACGACCAGCATGTTGAAGATCAACAGGATACCGAGAACACTCAAGCCGAAGAAGAAGATGATTCACCGTCAAAAGGCGTTCAAAAGCGGATCAGTAAACTGGTTGCAGCTAAGAAGGCCGCACAAGCGGAGAATGAGCAGCTTAAAGCAAGACTCACCGAGATTGAGAACAAGCTTCAGCAACAGTCAGAAACGACCACAGAGAAGCACCAGACTCAATCTTCAATCAGTGACGAGATCCTGCAACTAGACACAGCCGAAAAGGTTAAGTCGAAATGGCAGGAAGCGTATAACTTGGTTGAATGGTGTGAACGTAACGCTGAAGGGGCGACTATTGGAGACAAGGAGTTCAGCTCTTCAGACATACGTGAGATCAAGCTTAAAGCGTTAAGGGTGAAGGACATTGATCTACCGCAAAGGTTTCAATACCTACAGGCGCAGGATGCAGCTAAGGAGCAGGCCATAAAGGACTTCCCTTGGATAAACAAACCTGAATCTGAAGAGTATCGAGCTTTCCAGCACGTAATCAAGGAGTTCCCAGCCATTAAGAGCCAAAGACCAGACTGGATGCACGTAGCGGGATTGGTTGTCTTGGGGATGAAAGCCTACAGCGAAAGCCGTAAAGCTGCTCAACCTAAGCCACAAATCAAGAAAGCTCCGGTAACGCCAGAGGTTAAAGCTCCTATTCCAGCGCAGTCAAAGACGGATTTGGGAAGGGCTAAACAGAACTTCGCGAAGAATCCATCAGAACTCTCAGGTGTGAGTGATTTGATTAAAGCAATGGGGATTGTGTAATCCCGTTTTCATTAACTCTTCAACTTCACTTATTTATATGGCTCTCTTAACAGAACCCAATCTCTCAGGTCGCGGTAAACGCGAAGATCTAGCAGACACCATCGCACTCGTTGACGCCAAAGAAACACCAGTTGCTTCAATGGCCAAGAAGGGCAGCAAGCCGGGGAATATGTATTTCCGTTGGCAAGCAGATGCACTTCCAGCTCCGATTGTTGGCGGTGTAGTCGATGGTACGGACATTTCCAGCTACAATAACTATGTTTCTGGCGTTCGTACGGAACTTGCAAACTATGCGCAGCTCTACCGCGATGCAGTTCGTGTGTCGAGTCTTACGCAAGACGTTGCTGTTGTTGCAGGTGTGCGTGATGAGTTGGCAAACAACGTGGCTAAGTCCATTATCGCTATCAAGCGTGGGATCGAAGCAACGATTTGTTCCAACCAGACGGCGCAGGCTGACGATGGAAGTGTTGCTTACCGCACAGGTGGACTTCAGAAGTGGATTGCTGCGTCTGATGCTTCCAACTCGGCTGCTGTAAACATCACCTCTGGATCGACGATCCAAGTCCCTGCTGCTTTCACGAGCCGCTACGACGCAATTCTCACTGGAGCAAACGCTTCGACCTCTCTCACTGACTCTGCTGTGCAGACGATGATGAAGACGATCTACAACCAGACTGGCAAGTACCAATCGTACGATGCAATCGTAGGGGTAGACTTGAAGCGTGCATTCACTGGCCTGCTCTCCACAACCACGTTGACGACGACCTCCACAGGTGGCGTTACTGGCGCGGGAGCAACCAAGGTGCAGACGTTCCAGCGCGATGCTAATGCAGAGGCGTTCATCCAGAGCGTAGACGTGTTTCAAGGCGACTTTGGCACAATCCGTTTGCATCCATCCACTTTCATTGGAACCATTTCCGGTTCTACGTGGACGGCGACGAGCTTCAAAGGATTGCTCCTTGATATGTCCCAGATCGAGCTTCGTTACGGCGGTAATGTAGCTGAAGTGACCACGCTTCCAGACAACGGTGGTGGCCCAGCACGTATGGTGCAAGCCGTTTGCGGTCTGGTAGTTGGCAATCCGTTGGCTCTCGGAAAATTCGATTACTCAGCAGCTTAAAAAAAGTTGTTGACCAGTGGGCGGCCTCTGACCTAGATTGCCAGCTCAACCAATAACCAACATTCGATGCGAGTGTTGACGGGTTGATCGGTATATTGCGGAAAGAGGTCGCTACTGGCGAGTGCCAGACCAGTGACCTCTTTCTTTTTATGCCAGAATCAGTAATAGACCTTGAGAGTCTTGGGATTAGGCCAGCCATAGACGCTTTTTGGGAAAAGCAACGGCACCTAGCCAAACTCCAAGCAGCCTCGCTTGCAAAGCGCAATCAAGGCCAAAAGCAAAAATCCATTGATGGTGTAGGCGAGAAGATCGCCAATATCCCAGCCATCGCGTTCCACTTCTGGGGCCAGAAACTAGGCTACGCATGTTGGAATGACAAAGAGTTTATGGAGGAGTTCTTACGCGACAATCCAGAGTGCCGTGTTAAGTGCGAAGGGACAAAGTTGCAAGTTGGTTTTGGTAGCTAATGAAGACTGTAGCCTTTAGTGATATTCTTGCCGAAGTCTGTCAGGTTGTTGGACTTGATCGCTCTACCTTGACGGATAAAAGCTTTGCAACGATTCGAGACACCTGTTCACGGCGGTTGAATATGGTCTGGGATCGCGAAGCTTGGCCGGATAATCAACGATGGCTCTATACGTTTCCGGGCATTCCGGTTACTTCTTTCACGAAGAACGACAACTACTTACTCACTGAGGGTGACGTAACGCTTAGCACTGAGTCTGATAGCGACCTACTTGTTAATACGCCCACAGGAACGTACACCTTAACGCTGAACACTGACTTCCCGAGGGCCTACCTTGAGGATTTCAGCACGTATAGAACTGGTGGAGTTGCAGCTACGACGTTGAACATCGGGAATGCTCCAGTGCAACTAACGGTCGCAGGGGATACAGAGAACCTTGGGGATTTTGTGTTCACGCTGGATAGCTACACCACTGCAACAGATTCGGATGGATTCGCTTACATAACGACCGTTACGATCACTGCCACAGATGGCGACCTAACGACCACGCAATCAACGACAACCAACGGTAAGGCTACGCCAACTGTTGTGTTCAATGATAACCTAAAGCTCTTAATTCAAGCACCTACAGACGCCAGCGAGATCCTGAATGTGTTTGCTTCTGATCCTAGAACGACGACGAGAGTCATCGAGGACAGCTTCTTGGTGGATGAATTTGATGACCTGAACGCTCAGACCTTTAGAAGTGAGTACAGCTACATTCGAGCATCCTCCTTCGGTAAGAAGCACATCCATTACAGGCAATTATGCCCACGTCTCACTGGATTAAAGCTAAGCGTATTAGTGACTTACTCCGCAGGTTCTCAAGTGTATTACGATACATTGCAAGGCTCGGGGGCATACAGTCCAACAAGCAACAACTTAGGAACCAAAGGGGACTTCTGGGAGGCCCAGACAACCACGACAAATGCGCCATCTGCAAGCAACGCGGATTGGAAAATGGTAGAGATACCACACAGATATAAGGACTACCTCACCAATGGGATAGCCTCAGATATAATGCGCTCGGAAGGACGGTTTGACGAGGCGGGTGTCTATGAAGGTTTAGCGGAAGCAGCAATTCAACAGCAAATAGACGTTTTAGTGCGGCAACAGGGCCAGATCCAGAGAATGAACATGATTTTCACCTATTAACATGAGTACACGTATTTCCAACCTAGCCTCCGCGACATCTGTAGCTGATGCAGACATTATTCCAATCGTTCAAAGCGGAACCACCAAGAAGGCAACTCGCGACCTGATTAAGACGACCAGCGCAAATGAACTCACCACTGGCACTGTGCCAGCAGGCCGGATGCCCGCATTGACTGGTGACGTTACTTCCTCCGCTGGAGCCGTCGCAACGACAGTACAAAAGATCAATGGTGTGCAATTAAGCGGACTGGCTACTGGATTGCTAAAGAACACTACCGCCACTGGCGTTCCAACGATTGCGGTTGCAGGTACGGATTACGCGCTTCCTAACGCAAACACCACAGGTACGGCAAGCAACATCACAGGCGTCTGTGCTGTAGCAAACGGAGGTACTGGAGTATCCACACTGACTGGCATCGCCAAGGGCAATGGAGCGGGAGCGTTCACAGCAGCCGTAGCAGGCACTGATTACGTTGTCCCGAGTGGTAACATTACCGGAACAGCAAGTGGCCTCTCAAGCACTCTAGCGGTTGCCTCTGGAGGAACTGGTGTAACTACACTCACAGGCTTAGTAAAAGGGAATGGATCAAGTCCAATGAGTGTGGCAGTGGCTGGAACTGATTACGCTTTACCGAACGCCAGCACCACTGGAACCGCAAGCAATATCACTGGTACTTGTGCAGTCGCGAATGGTGGTACTGGCCAGACGACTTACTCACAAGGACAGATCCTAATTGGTAACTCCGGTGGATCACTCTCTAAGAACACACTCACAGCCGGAACTGGCGTAAGCCTTTACAACGGGGATGGTGAGATCATCATAAGTATTTCTGGAGGTGTTGGCACTGGTACTGTTGTTACAAGTGGCTCTCCTGCAAATGGAAACTTAGCCATGTTTAGTGGCCCTACAGCCATTACGAATGGGGATCTTTCTGGTGATGTGACGACATCTGGTACGCTTGTAGCTACAGTTGAGAGGCTTAATGGTGTTTTGCTTTCTGGTCTGTCTACGGGACTACTCAAGAACACCAATGGTACTGGTCAGCCAACGATTGCAGTTGCAGGTACGGATTATATTTCACCGGGATCAACACTTGGAACACCATCTGGCGGAACCCTCACAAACTGCACAGGCCTACCATTGACCACAGGTGTCACCGGAACACTCGCAGTAGCAAATGGAGGCTCAGGAGCAACCACGCTCACGGGCGTGCTGAAGGGTAACGGAACAAGCGCATTCACAGCAGCTACAGCAGGAACTGACTTTGTTGCACCGGGTACAGCTACCTCCTTTACAGCCAAGCAGACATTCACAGGATCAACTACAGTCTTCGGGGCTAAGTTTGTATCGGCACTAGAGGCAATCACAGTATCCGCTACAGCAGCAACTGGAACGATCAACTACGACATCACGACACAGAGCGCACTGTTCTACACAACAAACGCATCGGCCAACTGGACGGTCAATTTGCGAGGGAACGGCAGTAACTCACTGGATAGCTTAATGGCTACAGGCGAGAGTATTACGGTTGCATTCTTAGTGACTCAAGGTGGTACAGCGTACTATAACACTACTGTTCAGGTAGATGGTACAACTTCGGGTGTAACAACAAGATGGCAGGGTGGCTCTGCTCCAACATCAGGGAACCAAAACAGTGTGGATGCTTACGCTTACACGGTAGTTAAGACTGGTTCAGCAACTTTCTCGGTATTCGCAAGTCAAACGAAATTCGCATAATATGCCTAGACTCTGTCGATTAGCAGTTAATTCAGCGCGTGGCTATGGCCT